AGTAAGTTGCCTCTGCTAAGGGGTCAAAGTCATAACGATTGACTCTAATCCATTCCAAAGATGGCCCAATGTCTTGCCACATAACAGTAAGGATAGATTCAATATTAAGATTACTTAAGTCATAAGTATTTTGGGCTGCGTTAAACGTAAAGGTAGTTTGCTTTACAACCATCAGTTGAGTTCCGACTGCTCGGATAGTATCGTTGATGGCCTTCTTAATTACATATCTAGGAAATATAGGAGAGATTGTTACCTTGGTATCTACAGCAGCAGTTGAGGCAGTAGTGCCTAGATAGCCACGCCCATAAGGCGCAACAGTTGCTGTGTTAGCAATACGGTCAAATGAGTCAACCCACATCAACTCTTCGCCTACCTCTAGGACACCTTTACCTACTGAATCGGTGGAGCCGAGGCTTAAGATTGTTGGCGAAGAACTAGGGGAAGTTAATGTTGTGACTGCAGCAGTAAGGTATGTGCTTCTGTCTTGTTGATAGGTATAGCCTGAAAGATTGATAAGAACTTCATCAATCATTTCTGCAAGTGTTGTCATACGTCAATACTCCTTAAGGCTTCCATAGGTGAAAGGTTAGTAGTTCCAGCAAGTTCATTACATATACCGCCCAAAGCCTTAAAGTCATTAGGTTGACGATTAGCATCAGCCTCTAGGTTAAGTGCTCCAATGAGTGTCTTACCTGTTGTCCCTGCATACCCATTAGCAGCAGCAGTAGCAGTCAGATATGAACTCAATGCTGGATATGTCCCACTATTTGCTAAGCGATTAAGTTCGCTTGTGAATGAACTACCTGCTACACCTGTTGCCATTATCTATACCCAGCCGTTTTCTTTGCTATCGATTTTGGTTGTTTAACAAATTGTTTGCCCTTTTTATTACCTTGGGCTTTTGCTCTATTAGTAGCAGCCTTCTCAGCAGGAGTTAGATTAGCCCACGCTGCTTCAGGTAGATATCTTTTCTTACCCTTAGAAGGTTTGCCATCAGAAGTTTTCCACTTCTGCTTAGTCCAACTCTTTAAAGACTTCTGTGATTTAGCCAGTGCCACTATTTGTATCCTCCGCCTGCCTTCTTGTATTGCACAGCAAGTAACTGTGCCTTACGAGCAGACCATTCTCCTGGGTCTCCACCCTTGGAGCCTGCTTTAATTTTATTGAATAGTGCTTTACGCATACCAGGTTTGGTGTAGTTACCAGCCTCATTGACTTTAGATTTAGCCTTAGGCTTTGCCTTCTTCACCACTTCACCTTATCTGCCCAGTAAGCGGCAGACATCTTTCCTTTAGCGATGTTCTTACTATGGCGTGCTTTGAAAGATGCACGCTTGTTCTTCATTCTTTCAGACTCTCCAGCCTTAGGTTTGCCTGCAGTCTTAGCGCCTTGTTCGCCGAAGCGGATAGTCTTTACTTTACTGCCTTCTTTAGCCACCACTATATGTGACTTCTTAGGGTGGCTAGGGGTGCGCTTAGGTTTATTAAAACCTGCTACACCTGCTCGCTTTAACCTTGAGTCAGCCATTGCTATCGAGAAAATCTGCCAGATGTCCAGCGATAAACTGGTCCGACACCTGATTGGTCTTCAAAATCATTACGCATCTTAGCGAAGCCTCGGCTATTAGGTCTTAGGGTTGGTGATAACGGCACAGCAGTTGTATCTGCACTACCACTAATTGTTTTTACACCAGACTTTGTGTAAGCCTTACCTCGTTTTACTTTCTTTTCCATTTACTTACCTTTCTTTTGTTAACTCATCTTGTGGTCAAAGGACATTCCACTAGCACCTATGGAAGTAGTGTAACCGCTAGGGTTAACGCCGCCTTTTATTTTTTTTGGTTTGTCTGGTAATCTTTTCCGCGTTGGCGTTGGAGAAGGCGAGGGAGTAGGTTGCTTAGGAATTCGTCCTGGCATACCATCAAATTGTTTAGATAAATTACCTATTCTTGTTGGCATTACTCTGTTCCTCCTCCAAATTTAAAACCTGGAATCTTTGTAGGGTCCATCTCACGTCCACCAAGTTTGGTGTTCGGCTTATATTTGATTGACCTTGTGTTTCTATAGAGTTCAGCAACGTGAGACTTAGCGTTAGGGTTATCTATTCCGCCTGCTTTTCTGCTAGCCTTATAAAGTTTCTTAAGGGCAGCCAACTCTTTTGGAAGATTCTTTTTATCTTTAGGCGTTTCTGCCGTGTCTATAAGCCACGATTTTTTATTCTCGTATTCTTGCTCGTTCATTGTTTTACTTTCTATAGTTAGATTGACTACTACTTCTTGCCTTTTTTCGTAACGCCTTTAACCTTTTTCAGGTTGGGGTTTTTCTTCTTGGCTGCTGGTGAGGCTTTGCGGGCTCCAGATGCGAGGATTGCACCAGCACTCTCCATCGACACACCTTGCTTCTTGGCTATTGATTTTTGTGCTGCCTTGAAGCCCATTCCTTTTTTTGCTTTCATTACTTCTTCTTGCCCATCTTCTTCATAGCCATCTTCTTGGCTGCAGCCTTCTTGCCTGCCTTCATAACCATTTTCTTACCTGACTTCTTGGCTTCTTTCTTTGCCATAGCCATACCTTTTTTACCGTATGAAAATTCTTTTCCGTTTACCATTGGCATTTTATGCTCCTAATTGATTAAGTACTGCTGCTGATTTTTTGGTTATATGTTTTGTTGGTGCCATCTTACTAGAGTCATACGGTTTACCCAGTATCTCACTAGCCTTAACTGCCTCTTGAATCTTCTTCATAGAAGTTCCAGCAGGCTGGATACCTTGGGCTCTTGCCGCTTTGTAGGCATCCAATTCTTTGTTAAATGCTTTAGTTGGCATAGACCTTTGGCTATGTGCATCACCAGTGTTCATCTGTATACTCAAACCCTTGCAGCCAAAGCATCCTTCGACTGGCTCAGGGTGATGTTCCCAATGTTTCATATCGCTGTAAAGTTATCCTCTGTGACACCTACACCGCCAGCAATTAGTGCTGCCTTAGTAGCATCATCTACTGTGTGATTATAGCCACCTGCATATACTGCAGGATATGCTGACAAGTCACCATCAACTGGGTAGCGAATCTGTGCGTACCCACCCGTAGGCTTTAGTACTATTGTAATACCCCTGTCAAGTTTATAAAAGTAGAATAGGCGGGCTTGACCTGCTGGGCCTTCTTCAACCACAGGGGTTGTAAAAATATATTCAGTCATAAGTCCTCCTAATGAACTCACCCCGAAGGGGTAGATTTCTAGGCCTACCCCTCAGAGTCAATCAACTAGAGAGCAGCGATTGAGGAACCTGATTCAATACGATACAGTGCTTCTTCACGATAACGTGCAAAGCCGAGTACGCCGTACCAACCCATTGGGCGGAAGCGCATCAACTTATCGGTTACGTTTCCGATAACAATGTGTGGCTCTTCTGCAACAGCCTCAGCAAGTGCTTGCTGTCCGCAGAGGATAGTATCAAATACGCGTGTTACTGGAGTTACAGTTACAGTTGTTGTAGCGGTAACTGCAGCAGTGTTAGCAACATCTACAGTGAATGTAGTTGTTGAACCTGAAGTTGAGATAGCAGTAATCTTTGCAGTAGATGCAATGCCAGTTCCAGAAATCTTGTCGCCAACCTCAGCGCGGGTTGCAATTACAGCAGAAGAAGCAACACCGAAGGTGAAGCCTGCTGATGTACCTGCAACGGTTACTGCGGTTGTGGCAAGAGTAGCCTGGTCTGCGCCATCTTTAGCATTTGGCAAACGAGAAGACTCAACAAAGAATGCTCCTTCGTAATCGCCAATTTCTCCAGCCCATACGTTATTAACGGCTGGGTCAGAGTTGATGTGAGCGAAGTTCCAGCCTAGGTTTCCAGACTCTGCACGCAGGTCGTGGGAAACTTCTGGGTGGATACCGCACCAGTAGTAAGAACCACGGCGAGCCTTGGCCTTATTAGCGCGGAGTTTAGCAACAGCCTTGCGGATGTCTGCTGAATCAATTGTTGCGGCTGCTGTAATTGTTGCGGTGCTTGTAGCAGTGCTACCACCATAAATTACGTTAGTTCCGCCGATAAGAGTTGTTGAAACAACCTTGTCGATAGAATCAGCAAGGTTGTATGCAATGATATTTGCAATTGCTGGGTCTACGTCTGCTAGTGAGAATAACTCAAGAGCGCGGGTTACTAGGACAGCATTACCATACTCGTTAAGAGTAATGGTTACAGATGTTGGAGTTGTTAGAGCAACTGCATCTGGGTCAGTTGTCTCTGTTAGTGTTGAAGTTTTTGCATCCAAGTCAACATAGCGCTGTAGCACTACAGTTGAACCTGGGATTGCTTGACGGGCAGGACGCTTATCTGCGACAGAACGAAGTAGTGGTTCTGAACGGAGAGCGAACTCGAGAAGACGGTCATACGCCTTCTGTACGAGACCTGCGCCACCAACTGTACCACCGAGAGATGTGCTCGCGGTTGATGTAAATTGTGACATTAGTTTTAGTCTCCTTGACTATGAACGGATTATTGTTGTGAACGCAAGAGACTTAGAATCTCCTCGGTAGAGGATGCGTTATCTAGACGCGATTCAACATCTTGCGTTTTGTCGGGAGTAACCGCTCCCTGAGTAAGAACATCTTGATTGCGTAATGCAGCAAGGTTGTTCCTGTCTATTTCGGGGGCATCTGACATTTTAATTCCGAATAGGTCGGCATTATCTCCAAGCCAGTTAGTAACTGTCTCTTCGTTAATTTCTTCCAAGTCTTTCATAATTAAACGTGCAGCCTTTAGGTTTACGCCCTTCTTTTCTAGGACCTGACGGACGGTTGATTCTTTCTTATCTTTGAGGAATCCCTCAAGTTGTTCAGAAAGTTCCTTGATACGTTTCTCATCTGACCTTTTGGCTTTCCTTAGTTTTTTGACTAAGTCATTTCCATCTAGGCCATCGTTGGTATCTAGTTCGTCTTCTTCGTCTTCCCAGTAGTTGTTGCTCATAGCAACCACCCTTCTATTCGTTGTTAGTCGCAAGCCTCAATTACCACGCGGGGACTGTGGGTTGGCTCTTGCTATCGGTCTGTTACACTGGCGGGGCCGATAGGTCCGCTCAGGATTCTATTTAAAAAGCGCGATTTGCTCTGCGCTGTGATGCAAGTCCGAGTTCTGCTCGTCCTGCTTTGCTTCTAAATCTTGCTTCTTCTTGTTCGGTCAACTCTTGTAATTTTTCAAGTTCTTTTGCGGATTGACTAATAATAGCCTTTTCTAAACCTACTTGACCAACATCTTCAACTTTAGAAATCTGAGATAGTTTTGTTGTTGTAGGTAGTGCTGTTGCTATTTGTCCAAACTTAGGTAGTAATGATGTGAAAGTTCCACCAGTACGAGCATATTCTTTTGCTCGCTCTGCAGTTACTCCGCCTGCTCGGCTAATTGCTCCAAGTCCTTGTTGCTCTGCAGCGGCTAGGACTTCATACTGCTCAAGTTCATCAACAAGTTCGTCGACACCTTTTTGTCCAGTAAGAAGGGTTTTAGCAAGAGTAGTTCTATCGACAGTTGGGAAGTAACGACCCAAAGTATCCTTAATGGCTTTAGGAGCCATATCAATACGTTGATATACTTTGGCTATCTTGTCGGCAATAGTGCTAACCGAGTTGCCTTTACTAATAAGTTCAGTTGTAAATTCATCAGTTGCGATACTTCCTAGATTGGCCTGATTAAGAACATCTGCCATCTTGGCCTGGGATACAACATACTCAGCAATGGTCGGAACAAGCACTGGCTTACCTGTAAGTTTTAAATCTTGAAGGGCATATATACCCTTGAATCTATCGGTAAATGGTTTCAAAGCAGGATTGTTACGGGCATCTTGAAGTGCTAGATTAAATGATTCGTTTACATCAGAACCAGTTCTGTAGAACTTTGATACCACATCATAGAGTGAATCTACCCAAGGTTTGGCTGCTTCAGCAGCGCCAAAGAATAAGGCTAGACTGTTCTTGAATTGGTCTCTACCTAAAGTACGAGTAGTGCTGGTTCCAGCCACACTTCCAAAAATACTTGTGCCACTTCCATTACTACCATCGCCATTATTTCCGCTGGTATCAGGAGATGGAAAATCTTGAAAAGAACCATCATCGTAATAAACCCTTAAAACCCTACTTGCTCCAGCGCCAAGTAATTCTCTACGAGTTTCTTTTTTTCCTCCGCCAACAACAGGTTTTGTAGTTGTTGTATCAGTTACGACATTTGTGCCTCGGATAATTTGCCAAGAACCACTTACTCCGCCTACCCATTTAACCGTATCACCACGAGCAATATTGGCTGGATTTAAAGTTGGCTTTGGGGTAGCGTTTTGAACTGCCTCAATAGCATTAGATGCTTGAGTTGTAGCACTTCCGCCCTGGGCTTTAGCAACTGCCTTAGCAGCATCTACAATAGCATTTGCGTCGCCAGTATTAACTGCCTGCTCTAAAGCGATAGTTGGAATCTCTATATTCTTTTTTTCAACCTGTGCTTTAGATTCAGCAATGCTTTTTTGTAAGGCTGCTAAAGGGTCAGCGGCTGCGGTAATTTTTGATTTGGCTCTGGCTTCTGCTCTTAGCCTTGCCTCTGCTGCTGAGTCAACCATTTATACTCCGAATCCTGCAACGCGGGCAAAGCCTGTTGCTAAATCGCGTGCTCCTTCTATAGCCCAAGTTGCTTCATCAGCCTTGGGGTGCAACTTAAGATAATTATCCCAGTCAGCAAGGCTTCCCATTTGGACCTTACCTGCTGTTCCATCTGGACGAATAAACTTATCCAAATCTGGGTTATCTAAATCAATTGTCGATGGGTCAATATCCCACCATTTAGCCATTCGGCTTATATAAGGTTGCACTAAATCTAAAACAGTAAGGCTAGGATTTGCTCTTAGGCGGTCACCGAATATTGGATAAAGTTCTGCAGCCTTTGCATTAAATTCTTTTTGTAGGCTGTTTAAGTCAACCTCACCTCTGCTTAATTGAACTGCATAGTTAGCAAGTTCTTTTTCGCTTAAGTAGCCTAGGCCATTAGCCTTGACTATTGACCTCAAGGAATCAATCTGATTGATAACCGAGGTAGGTAAGGTCTTTGGGTCACCAATATTAACCTTGGCCCATAGGTAGTTCTTAGCAAAAGCGTTAGCATCAAAGGCGCTACCACTAACAATTGTTTCTTCTGTGCCATCTGGACGAACTACAACTTTGGTCTGCTTACCACTAGCCTTCGCGGCCTCTGTTAACTTCTCGTAAAAGTCAGCAAGGTCTTGTTCTCCAAATTGGGCAAATGGTCCCTGTGAAAAACCAATTGCTTTAGCAGCCTGGCTCAGGATTGCGTCAGCAGTAAACTTGTCATAGTCAGTATAGGTAATCTTTGTATCGCTGGTCTGAGGGGCATTCTTTAACTGAACCTCTAAGATGTCCCAAGGGGTTTGTTTTTTGCCTTCTTTGTAAGAGGCTACTGCAGCATCTATAAGGGTATTAAATACAGTCTTACGTGCTGCGTCACTTGGTTGGCGATTCTGGACAGCAATGACATACTCAGCAAGTATTCGTTGAGCAGATTTGGATAGAGTAGAAAAAGACTTCTTAATAAATGCTGCATCTTTTTTGACTAAGTTGCCATCTTTATCTGGCATCCAGATGTAGTTAATAGTCTTTGTGCTGCCCTTGGTAGTAATGGTTGGAAGGTCAGGTTTTTCAAGTTGTCTATACCTAGTCATTACCTACCTCCGTAAGTTGGTCATTTAAAAAATATCTATCAAATAGATTTGCTAATTTTGGGTCCATCTTATCAAGTACAGACTCAACATATTGGGTCCAAGAATTTTTTACAAATGTTTTACTTCCGCTTGGAGCATCTTTAAGAAGTTTTGCATAGTCATCACGATACTTCATCATTGCTGCTGCTTCTGTCCAGAACGGCGTGTTACCGTGTTTCTTCATAAAGGCTTCGTTGTTAACAATCTTAGTTAAACCCCAAGCATATTTGAAAGCAACGTTCTCGCTTTTTCTTAGGTTGTATTCATACTTCCAGTTTGGGTTAAACTCACCAAGTTGAGCAGAATAATTACTAAGGGCGTCTCGTAATACCTCAACTGAAGCATAACTTGCATATCCTTTTTCTTTAGCAAGTTTATTAAGGTCAGCCTTATATTCGGTGTAGGCTTTCCATACCCTACTTACTTCAATGTCTTTTTCAACATCTGCTATTGACTTAAGTGGTAAGTTTAAAGTTGTTCCGTCAGGAAGTGTGACACCAGGTTTGTTAAGAATCCTGGATATATTAGGGTCTGCTTTTTCGCCAGCAAGGTCGGCAGTAATAAGACCGATAAGATTTTTATCTTTAACAGCCAATTCTTTTGCAAGACCTGAGAACTCTTCCCATACTCGCTTATATCCCTCAGCCGTTGGAACTACATAAGCAGCCTTAGGACGGCGCTTTGCGCCATAATACAAACGCTCCATTGGGAATGGATTCTTTGCACCAAATGCTAGAACCTGAGTATTGAGTTCAACCTCAGCAGCAGCCTTGGCATCTCTATCACTCATACCTTGAGCCTTATACTTATCAACAGCATTTCTAAAGTATGTTGAGAAGATACTGTCAGGACGAGAATCTACTATTGCTGGAGTTCCAAGAATAGAAGCAAACTGCCAAAGAAACTTTTCACCAAATTTTGCTCTTGCTGCTTTAGTTACTGATTTATCTGTAGGTTTTTTACCAATTCCCATATCATATAAAGCCATTTGGTAATTCCACTCAGAGGTATAAGAGTCAACCCATTCTTTCTTTGAGTCATCTCCGTTTGCCCATAGTGCAAGGTTTCGGGCCCAAGCAGGGGTAAATACCTGTCCTGCAGCCTTGCCTAAATCTGTTTCAAGACCATATGGAAATAACTCTTCGTAAGAATACCCAGGTAATTTACCAAATGTATCTTCAATTGCTTGCTTAATAATCTTATCGTTTCCAGGCTTTAAGGCCAATACTTGACCTAAAGCAGCAGGAACAATATATGAAGGACCAGCAAAGTTAGCAAGGAAGTTTATAGCCCTAGTTCCAACCATTATCCCTCGGCCATCTTTTAGGCCAAGTTCTTTAGTTCCAGGAACCAATAAATATTCTGCATCTAAAACATCTTCAACTGGATTTCCATATTTATCTACACCGAAGGAGTTATAAACTCCATAGTAAGAGTTAAGGAACCCAGACATACGCTGAGGCGATTTAGCAGCAAAGCGAGTATAACGATATATACCGCTAGCAGATGCGTTAGGGAAAGCAAGAACAGTACGAGCAGCAAACAATGCTCTATTCTGACGACGTACCGAATAGAATGTTTTTTCTGCTTCTCTAACCATCTCAATTGCTGCTGCTTGACGAACTGAGTTAGCAGTTCCTGTTGTAATTTCATAGCCTTGAGATGCTAGTAATTCTAATTTTTGCGCAGTACGTGTCTTAAGTTCTACGCTACCCCAAGCCCAACGAATCACATTTTCAGGAGCAGCAAGACCTGCCCAGGCTTTTCCTGTAAGTCTGTCGAACCCATCTAGGAAACTCTTAGATTGCATAAGAGGTGTTGCGTACTTGTTTTCAAGTGGATTAATAGGAGTCAGTCTATCTAACTTGTCGCCCAATAGTTGGGCTAACTGATTTCCACGAACCTCACCTTGAAGAGCAGCGGCTCTTGCCTCTAAAGTCGGTAGATAACGATTGACATATGAAATCTGGTCATCAATTATATCTATGATTTCTGAAGGGTCACGACCAAATTCATCTGCATAAGAACGTCCTGGACGCTTTAGGCCCCAAGTCTGAATAATTTCATCACGAGAACGACCAGCAAGAATCTGGTCAACTAATGGGTCTCCACGCATATAGTTATTGACGGTATAAGCAAGTTCGTCAAAATATAATGGGTTAGTAACGTCAGTAATATTACCCGCTGTACGACGACCTAACATTTTACTACGAGCAGCAAATTGTTTATCGCCAAGAATTTCTATCTCGCGTGTATTGCGGTTAGATATTTCAGCCTTATAAGCAGAACCTAAATGATTCTGACTTTCAAGACGAGGAAGCATAACAGTCTGTCCATTACTTAAGACATAACCTTCTTCTTCTTGACGTCCGCGTTTACGAATCCGAGCATTATCTACAACAGAGAACTCATCAGCAAGTTCTTTACGGGTTGGTCCCATAGAAACCAGTAATGCATCGATATCGTCATAAGCACTTTTAATAGTAGTATTAAGAACATTAAGGTCAGGGGCAAGAGTATTGATATCTCCTGCAGCCTTTGTAATAGCCAACTCCGCAGCGCGGATTTCTCCTGCAATCTTTGGGTCTTTTAATGTCTTAAGATATTGAACTCGTCGAATTAAACCATAAAGAGTTGGGACTTCTTCTCTTTGTAATCCAAACTCTCTAGCCCTATCACGCATTCTTGTTTCTAGATTGTTAATCAATCGCTCGGCTGCTTTAAGGTCATCTGCTACTTGAGCAGCATTATTAGCCTTAGTCATAGGAGAACGGGCAGTTGGTGCAACAAAGAACTCAACCCATTCGGCTACAGCATTATCAACTATATCTACAGCCTTGTCATACTGGTCTGTTAATAGACCGTATTCTTCTTTAATAGCCTCTCGGCGTTGTTTACTTTTAATATTGGCTTTATTGACCAACTGATTAAATCTTTGTCTATTATTAAAGAGAGTATTTCTAGTAAAAGTCTGTGCACTATCGGCAACAAATTTAGAACCTTGAGACATAATTGCTGCGTTCATTGGCTCAAAGATAGAGTTTTTAGGAATATATGCTGGACGAACCAATTGAGCCAACGAGAATAACCTATTGCCACCTTCAAAAAGAAAACGACCAGCAGAAGTAAAGGTCATCTTAGTTGGATTTAAAGCACCATCTACACCGCCTGCCTCACGAACAATTTTACCGACTGGTATGAGTGGAGTAGAACTGGCTAGTTGGCGTTGAGTCTGTGGGTCAATCACTGCTCTAACACCGCTTGGGTCCATAGCAAAAGAATCGCGTTTTAAGTCAGAATGATACTTAGTAAGGTTTTCTGAAAACTCATTAATGAATGCTTGAGCCTGATTACGGCTAAGACCCATAGTTGCCAAAACATCAACTGCTACTTCTTTGTTTATTTCCTGAAAAAGAACTTCTCGTTGACCGTCAGTCTTTGCTGCTAAAACTCTTTCGGTAAGATTTCTGCGATACTCTGACGAAGGAATTACTGAACCATCTTTAAGTTGTACTGTTCTGGTTCCTTGAGCAAATAATGGAATATCATCCAACCAAGCATTTAACTCTTCTAAGGTATCATTAGGTCTTAAACCTGAGTGAGATATAAATCCACGAGGAAGTTTACCGCCAGTAAATTGTACTAAAGCAGTAGCAGCGCCACCGCGCCTGCCGCTTCCAATAAGAATCTGTGTTACTCCGCCAACGTTACTATAGTCACGAACTGTAGTCGCTGCTGCCAACTCTTGCTTCCTTGCACGGACCTTAGATACAACCCCACGAGCAAATGGAATTTGAGTAAATGGAATTACTGGTTCAATTGGTTTATAACCTTGACCAAGCACACGCGGTTGAGGTAAAAATGTACCTGTCTGAACATCAAACTCATCACGCATAAAGGCATTAAAAATACGCTCGGCCTCTGGATTCTTAGCAATCGCATCATCGAATGCTTGACTCCAGCGCTCTCGCGCTTGATTATTATAAGAACGATATGCGCCATTCTTCATAAAGTCTGCAGATATTTCTGCTGCTGCATCTGATAGATACCATAAGTCGTCAGCCCTTTGAGCCTGCATTAAACGTTCTATGGCTGGAGCATATCCTTTATCAGCAAGGATTAAGTCACGAACAAAGTTAGGGTCTTCGGTTTCTTTAATCAAAGTTGCTATACGAGGGTTATTTGTATGAGGCTTTAAAATCTTGTTAATAAGAACAATGTCTTTTGTATTAGCAAGGTTAACTATATCAGTACCAAATACAGTCGTTCCTCTACCTGAGATTTGGTCATCTGCTAGTTGTTCCAACTTAGACATAGCGTTTACATCATAAACATTAAGTTTATTACTTAGACCCGAGGCTCTTGCTGCAGCCTTAACAGCAGATACACCACCAGATACCGCACCAAATATTGCTACGTTACCAACTATAGCGTCTGTAAAACCAGTAAGCCAACGGCCCGTTGTGTTATCAACAAAGTTGGCTTGAATATCTTCATCGTTCCATAGGTTAACACGGTCAATATCTATTCCGCCATCTTCAAGGATAACGTCAGATATGCCAGTTATATGAAATGGGTTTAAATAAGACTTAGTAAGGGCTACACCTAAAGAAACATCCTTGCTTCGATTATAAGCAGTCTGAATATCGCTTAACTGAATTCCTTTGCCATAGGCATCATCTTCAAATAAAGGACTTTCTGGGTCAGTTAAAAGCGCTGCAGTTGAAATTGGACGTTTTACTAAAGGACTAAATACTTTTTCTTCAGCAAGGATAGCAACTTGTAATAATGGGTCATAAACATTAACACTTTCTGCTGCAGTTTGTGCTGCATAATCAGCCATACCATCTTTAAGAAAAGCATTTAAATCAGTACCAGACTCACGTGATACTTGAGAGGCAAAACGAGTAGTTCCTATTTGTGCTCCAGCGCCAAGAACAGCGGCGCTAGGTCCTGCAGCAACTTGCTTGCCAATACCCCGAAAAGGAGCCGCGGCTGCTGTTAAAGTTTTTCCGCCTTGAGTAAGAGCCGATTTTAATCCTTGGCTAACTGGTTCTGGAATAGCCTCACCAATAGCCTTTACTCCACTAGCAACAGCCTTTGCTCCAGTTAAAACATCCCTAGTGTTTTGTTGTATAGCCCTCTTGCCAATATTCCAAGGGGAAAGTCTGTCAACAATTTTTTCCATTGAATCTTTGTCGCCAGTAAGGGATTTTCTAAAGTCACTCCAAAAAGACATTTAGAACCCCGAATATTCTGGATTA